AATATGGAGATATGGCCTATATGTGGGAATACAAATGATGGAATTAGATAATCAAATTAATCTAGGTCATTTATTACTTGTTGATAGAAAATGTAGAGTGTGTGGAGAGGTTAAAAATCTTATCGATGGTTTTTATAGGACTAGAAAAAATAGAGGAGCAGTGGCATCTTCTTACTCTTATGAGTGTAAAGAATGCACTGTCAAAAGAATATTAGATCAAAGAAAGTTAAAACCTTCCTCCTGTAGGTGGGAATATCCTGACTGGTAGTTCGCGTCACATTTCCCCTGCGAAATAGTTGTAAATAATAAATATTTTCAGATAAACTGAGAATTTTACGGAGAAAAACATGGCTACTCCTCAATTATCTCCAGGCGTACTAGTCAGAGAGGTTGACTTAACAGTAGGAAGAGCTGATAATGTTTTAGATAATATTGGAGCGATTGCAGGACCTTTTCCAATTGGACCCGTTGATTACCCTATCAACATTACTAATGAAACAGATCTTATTAATGTATTTGGTAAACCTCTTTCAACTGATGCTCAATATGAGTATTGGATGAGTGCAGCATCTTTCCTTTCATACGGTGGTGTTCTTAAAGTAGTTAGAACTGGTGGTTCGAACCTTAATAACGCAAATGCTGGTGTAGGAATTGCATTCACGACTGCCCTTGATATTGATAACTATGACGATTATAACAATAATTACACAGAAGCAACAGATTTTACATATGCCGCAAAAACTCCAGGTTCTTGGGCAAACAGTTTAAAAGTTTGTTTTATTGATGATCAAGCAGATCAAATTGTTGGAATCACAACTACAAGTTTAACAACCGCTGGCGCAACAATTGGTGCTGGTGTCACAGCATCGCTTTCTAATGTTGTATTGCCAAGTGCGGGTGCAGGAACAACATCATTATTCACTGGGTATCTAAAGGGTATTATTACTGGTGTTACCACCGATGCAACCAATTCAGCAAGCACCATCGATGTAAAAATTGTTTCCAGAGTATCCTCTGCGGGCACTGAAACTAAAATTGATTATGCTGAAGGATCTTCTTTATTTGCATATACAACTTCATCAAGTTTGTTCTTTGTGAACAGCGTTGGGGTCAACACTGGATTATCCGCAACAACTCCATACACACCAGCGTCAATTGAAGATTGGTATGATCAACAAACACTAGGTCTTACCAACTCAACTGTTTTCTGGAAAGAACTTGCACCTAAACCGAGCACAAATAAATTTTCTTTAGATGCTCAGGGTTATAATGATGCTTTACATATTGTTGTGGTTGATGATATTGGATCTATCACAGGAATTAGAGGAAATATTCTCGAAAAGCATATTAGTCTTTCAAAAGCGTTTGATGCGATTTCAAATGTAAATGCTCCTCAAAGAATATGGTATGAAGGATACTTAGCAGATTTTTCTGCTAACATTTATGCAGGTGGTAACCCATCTAATGCGGCAGATTCCTATCACGGCACATCTCCAAGAGCAACTGGATTTACAACTTACTCTGGAGTCAAGGCTGCATCATTCACGCCTATCTCAACTGCAGATGGTCTCTGGGGACAAAATGCTCAGGGCGTAACATTTGCTGCTATTGGAAATGTTTCATACACTCTTGGTGGTGGCACTGATTATTCAGGTGGTGTTCCCGCAGCGGGCAGTAATGGTGGAATGAAACCAACATTGGGTAACATAATCACCTCTTACAATTTATTCTCCAACAAGGATGAAGTTCCACTAGATTACATCATTATGGGTCCTGGATTTGATAGTAAGTCAGATTCTCAAGCAAAAGCAGGTTTCTTGATTTCACTCGCAGAATCAAGAAAGGATTGTGTCACCGTGATTGGACCACACAGAGCTGATTTAATTGGACTTACTAATACAACCACTCAAACAAACAATTTAATTGACTTCTTCAGCTCACTGAGTTCTTCATCATACGCGATATTTGATAGTGGTTACAAGTACACTTATGATAGGTTTAATAACAAGTTCCGTTTTATTCCAACAAACGCTGACGTTGCAGGTCTAATGACTCGCACTGCAATTGTTGCATATCCGTGGTTCTCTCCTGCAGGACAACAGCGTGGAATCATTAATAATGCTATTAGACTTGCATATAACCCAAGTAAAGCGCAAAGAGATAGATTGTATCCAGCACGAATTAACTCTGTTATTACCTCACCTGGAATTGGAACTCTATTGTTCGGTGACAAAACTGCCCTTGGTTACGCATCAGCATTTGATAGAATTAATGTTCGTCGTTTGTTCCTTACAGTGGAGCAAGCACTGCAAAGAGCTGCTGAAGCTCAACTCTTTGAATTGAATGATGAACTAACCAGAGCAAACTTTAAAAATATTGTTGAACCATATCTTCGTGATGTTCAAGCGAAGAGAGGATTGTATGGATTCTTCGTTGTTTGCGATACTACAAACAATACTCCTGACATTATCGATAACAATGAATTCAGGGCAGATATCTTCCTGAAACCAACAAAATCTATTAACTATGTCACACTAACCTTCGTGGCCACCAGAACTGGTGTTGCATTTGAAGAAGTCGTTGGTAGAGTTTAATTCAGTATCTAAATAACAAAAGGAGGACTTAACAATGGCATCAACAAGAGAAAACAAAACAATCTCTCAGTTTAAGGCAGCGATGGTTGGGGGTGGTGCTCGCCCCAATTTATTCGAAGTTGAACTAACCACTCTACCAGACGGAATCCCTGGATGGGACGCTGATAACTTTAGATTTATGTGTAAAGCGGCTGCACTTCCAGCACAAAATGTGGCATCGATTGATGTTCCATTTAGAGGAAGAATTTTTAAAGTTGCTGGGGACAGAACAATTGATACTTGGACAGTTACAGTCATTAATGATGAAGGATTTCTTTTGAGAACTGCTTTTGAGGCATGGTCAAATCTAATCGCTAATCTTGATACAAACCTTGGTGCAACTAGTCCTGATGCTTATATGAGAAATGCAAAGGTTTATCAATTAGGTAGAGGTTCGTCTCTAGCTAGTAGAGACAGCACAGGATCAGCGAATGTTGTATTGAAGGAATACGAATTTATTGACATCTTCCCAACAAATGTATCTCAAATTGATGTATCATATGATAGTGGAGATACGATTGAGGAATTTACTGTTGAATTCCAAGTTCAATCAATTAATACCACTGGAGCTGGTGGTCCAAACGGTTAATAAATAGGTTAAAGATCAACTTAAAATAAATTATGGCAAAGTTATTTGGGTTCTCAATAGAGGACACTGAACCACTATCTCCCGATGCGGTTTCCCCTGTTCCTCCTAATAATGAGGACGGGGTTGACCATTATATGAGTAGTGGTTTTTTTGGATCATATGTTGATTTAGAGGGGGTATATAGAACTGAGTTTGAACTTATTAAAAGATACCGTGAAATGGCACTTCATCCAGAGGTCGATGGTGCCATTGAGGATATTGTAAATGAAGCAATTGTATCAGATACAAATGATACACCAGTTTCAATTGAATTATCAAAACTCAATGCGAGTGATGGTATTAAAAAGAAAATTAGACAAGAGTTTAAATATATTCTTGATCTTTTAGATTTTGATAAAAAATCTCACGAAATTTATAGAAATTGGTATGTTGACGGTAGATTATATTACCATAAAATAATTGATCTAAAAAATCCACAGGAAGGAATTCAAGAACTTCGTTATATTGACGCGACAAAAATGCGTCATATTCGCCAACAAAAAAAGAAACCAAATGATAAAATTGTAAATATTTCACTGATAAGACCAGATAATCCAATGGATTTTGATTTTCCAGAAATAGAGGAATATTTCATATATAATCCAAAATCCATTTATCCATCAACAAATCCATCTCAAACAGGCGCCAGTCAAGGAATTAAGATTGCAAAAGACGCAATCACATACTGCACCTCTGGTCTTGTAGATAGAAATAAAGGTCAAACTCTTTCATATCTTCACAAAGCAATTAAAGCTCTCAATCAACTAAGAATGATTGAGGACTCTTTAGTTATCTATCGTTTATCACGCGCACCAGAGAGACGAATCTTTTATATCGACGTAGGTAATTTACCAAAAATTAAAGCAGAGCAGTATCTACGTGATGTTATGATGCGTTATCGTAATAAGTTAGTTTATGACGCAAACACTGGCGAAATTCGTGATGACAAAAAATATATGGCAATGCTGGAAGATTTTTGGCTTCCTAGACGTGAAGGTGGTAGAGGAACTGAAATTTCTACACTACCTGGCGGTCAAAATCTTGGAGAAATTACAGATATTAATTATTTCCAAGAAAAACTCTATCGTTCCTTAAATGTTCCCGTATCTAGAATTGGTGGAGAAGGTGGATTTAACTTAGGTCGCTCATCAGAAATTCTCAGAGATGAACTTAAGTTCAGCAAGTTTGTTGGACGTTTGAGAAAGAGATTCTCAAATATGTTTAATGATATGTTGAAAACGCAATTGATTCTCAAGAACATTATTACTCCTGAAGATTGGGAGATTATGAGCGAACATATTCAGTATGATTTCCTTTATGATAATCACTTTGCTGAACTAAAAGAGGCAGAATTACTGAATGAAAGACTTACGATGGTTGGAGCAGCAGAACCATATGTAGGTAAATACTTCTCACAAGATTATGTAAGAAGACAAATTCTTCGTCAAACTGATGAAGAAATTCTGGAACAAGATAGTTTAATTGAAAAAGAAATTAAAGATGGAATTATTCCAGATCCAAATGCACCTATTGAACCAGAAGTTCCAACTGATGGTGGCGGTGCAGCACAGATGGATCTTGGAACTCCTGTTATGGAGCCTAATTTAGATTCTCAAGGAAAAGCAACTGAAGCACCAGAACTACCCAAGGGTGGTGAAATATAAATATTAGCAGTTATTCATTAATGGATTAAAATGGAAGAACTTTTAGATATGATTGTCACCGACGAATCTCCATCGCAGATTAGTGACAAAATTAAAGAACTACTTTTTGCAAAATCATCCGAAAAAATTGATGCTTTTCGTCCTGTTGTAGCATCAGACGTTTTTGATGGCGAAGAAGTAGAGGATGAAGAAGAATAAATTTAATAAATAACTAAAAGTGTATTATTAAAAATAATGACCCATAGACCAGTTGGGGCTGGATCCTCATTTACCTTTTCTGCAGGAACTGCTACTACATCATCTGCTTTTTCAGTTCAATCTGATACCATAAGAGTTGTTGCTGTTAGCGGAGCTGCACACATCGCAGTTGGTTCAACTCCAGCAGCGACTACAACAGATTATTTTATCCCCTCTGGAGGAACAGAAACTCTTGCTTTGACTAAAGCATCAAATAGAGTTGTAGGAGTTACAACTGGAACAACGACAATTATTACTGTACCTGAGGGAACTCAAGTTCCATTTGGTGTTGATGATTATGTCACACTTGTTGTACCAGGTCAATCTTTTTATGACTTTACTCATCAAAAGGTTGTTTCGGTAGATACTACCGCTGGCATAAGCGGATTTTTCCAATCAAGAATGACAGTTTCTCATAATAGTTCAGGAATCATAACTGCATTTTCACCCACGTCTACTGCGACGATCACAGCTTCGAATAAGGTTTCTGCTATTGGTGCTGCAGGCGGATCTGGTGTTATATATTTCCAACAAGTTCAAATTACCGGTCAGGCATAATGAAACTTATTACCGAAGAAGTCGAATCAGTAGAAGTTCTTACCGAAACAGTCAACGGTAAGAAGACTCTTTATATCCAAGGACCTTTTCTTCAGACTGAACAACCAAACAGGAACAATAGAATATATCGTATGCCTGTTATGGAGAGGGAAGTAAAAAGATACACTGAGCAGTATGTCAATAAAGGTCGTGCTCTTGGTGAACTTGGTCATCCAGATGGTCCAACAGTAAATCTTGATCGCGTATCGCATAAAATCGTTTCTCTTCAAAAAGAGGGAAATAATTTTATTGGAAAGGCACAAATCTTATCCACTCCAATGGGCAAGATTGCTGAGTCACTTTTAAAAGAAGGAGTAACTTTAGGTGTATCATCAAGAGGTATTGGATCAGTAAGACCAACCAAAGAAGGATACAATGAAGTCGGTGAAGATTTTATGTTAGCAACCGCTGCTGATATTGTCGCTGATCCATCTGCGCCTGATGCATTTGTTCAGGGAATTATGGAAGGTAAAGAGTGGGTTTGGGAAGGTGGAATGCTTCGTGAAAAAGCAGCAGAAAATACAAAACATAGAATTAATACTTTAATTGATCAGGGTGCTTTAGAAGAGTATAAACTTAATTTGCTCAATGATTTCTTAAATAACCTTTAATTTATTAAATATCTTAATTTATAAATAAATATAGATTTACTACAGGAAAATCGGAGAGTTCAAATGTCTCGTGGCAAACAATTACAAGAGATGGAAGCAGGCACTAAGCAATCCAGGACCGCTGTAAATGCTAGTGCAAAAGCAGCAGATCCAATGGACACCTCAGTTGCTGGATCATATGAAGATCTTGGCGGTCCTACACCAGAAAACTATAAACCAGATGATGATTCAGCAAAACTGAAAACACCTGGTACAACCCTTAAGCAAGTTAAGGATGTTGTAAACAAGGGTGCGGCGGCTGCTGATGCAATGAAAGAAGAAGAAGAACTCGACGATGAGGAACTTATCTCTGAAGAAGAATATGAAGAAGAGGAAGTAGAAGAGACTGAAGAAGTCGAAGAAGATGAGGAAGAGGACGAAGAGGAGGAAGAAGTTGTAGAGGAAGAGTTTGATATTGAAGAAGATGTTAATGCTCTCCTTGAGGGTGAAGATCTTTCTGAAGAGTTTCAAGAAAAAGCAAAAGTTATTTTTGAGACAGCAATCAGATCGAAGGTTGCTCAAATTAAAGAAGGTCTAGAGCAGCAATATGCACAAGCTCTTTTAGAGGAAGTAGAGGAAATTAAGGAAGCACTTGCTTCTCGTGTTGACTCTTACCTTGAATATGTTACTGATGAGTGGTTCACTGAGAATACACTCGCAATTGAAGGCGGTCTGAAGGAAGAGTTGACTCAATCCTTTATGGCTGGCATGAAGGAACTTTTTGAAGCACATTATGTATCAATCCCTGAAGATAAATACGATGTCCTTGAGAGTATGGTAGAAAAACTTGATGATATGGAAACAAAACTCAACGAGCAAATTGAGAAAAATGTTTCACTCAACAAGCGTCTCGCAGAGTCGGTTGCTGATGGAATCTTAGATCAAGTTTCTGAGGGCCTAGCTGCCACTCAGAAAGACAAGCTCGCTTCACTTGCCGAAAGTGTTGAGTTTGAAAGTGATGAAGAATATCGTGAAAAACTGGAGACTTTAAGAGAAGCATATTTTCCTTCAAAGACAAGTGCTCCAAAAGCTAAATCAGAGTCTCTCTCAGAGCAAGTAGACAGTTCACCAGAAGAAATTTCTGGCTCAATGTCCGTTTATTTGAACACTCTTTCAAAATTTAGCAAATAATTGAATTTAATATAATTCAAACGCAAACAGTCACACTACAAAGGTAAACGCAAATGTTCCAAAACGAGCATCTGCAGGAAAAGTGGGCACCTCTCCTCAACTATGAGGGTCTTGACTCAATCAAAGATTCACATCGTAGAGCGGTAACCGCAGTCCTGCTAGAAAACCAAGAAAAATTTTTAAGAGAAGAAAACGCCTTCGCAACATCAGGTTCATTCCTGACAGAAGCACCAACCGTTAACACCAACTCAGGTGCTAATGCTGGTTTCAGTGCTGGTGCCACCGCTGCCGGTCCTGTTGCTGGTTTTGACCCCGTTCTGATTTCACTAATCAGACGCTCAATGCCTAATCTGGTTGCCTATGACCTCGCTGGCGTTCAACCAATGAACGGTCCTACTGGACTGATCTTCGCAATGCGTTCACGCTACACCAACCAAAGCGGAACCGAGGCATTCTTCAACGAAGTTGATACTGCATTCTCGGGTCAAGATGCTGGATTTGATGAGACCGATGGTTTCACTGGTGCTGCAACTGGTCTCGGCACTACAGCACAAAGCGGTACAAACCCAGGTGCTTTAAACCCATCAACGACAGCAACTCAAGCTGCATATAGCGTTGGTCAAGGTTTACGCACAGATGCTGCTGAAGATCTGGATGGCACTGGTGCTAACGCATTCAACCAGATGGCATTCTCAATCGAGAAAGTCACTGTTACTGCAAAGTCACGCGCACTGAAGGCTGAGTACTCATTAGAGCTTGCTCAGGATCTTAAGGCAATCCACGGTCTGAA